AATGTTTGGATCGCTTCCGCCCGCAGAGATCGTCCAGATCAAGGGTAAGGGCAACAAGGCCCCGAAGGAAGACTACCTGCCCGCTGTGCAAGACTTTGTGCGTTCGGGGAACTTTGGTAGGGTTGGTGACCTGGGCAACACGGGGTTGATCGACATTCAGGACCCCAATGCTGTGCTGCGCGCGCTCGGTAAGGTTTCACCCGAGCGAAACATTCAGCAGGCGATTGACAACTTCAACGCCGCTGTTGATTCAGCACCAAACGCCCAGCGTTACATGAGCCTTGACGAGATGAGCGACTTCTTGGGCGGCCCATCACCCGAAGGCTTCGCCTCCGGCGGCGCGGTAGAAACCGCTGCTTCTGGCGCGGGTGAGTACAATCCAGCTAAAATTCAGTCCTTGGTAGATTCGCTGCGCGAGGAAATGTATGGCTGAACCGATGATTGGTGATGACGATGACGGCGTGAACCCGCTGACGGGTGAGGCTGTTGAGCTTGACGACGAGGCGGACTCGGACGGCGCAGTCACCGACACCGAGGACGGCGGAGCGATGGTCAGCCTTGAGGACGAGCGCGACACCGCCACAAAGGCCGCCCACTTTGCCAACATCGTCGACGAGGTGGACCAGTCCGCCCTGAGCGACGCGGTGGTAGAGCTGATTGACAAGATCACCAAAGACAAAGACGCCCGCGAGAAGCGCGACAAGCTCTACGAGGAAGGGCTGCGGCGCACCGGCCTAGGCGATGACGCCCCGGGCGGCGCGCAGTTCACCGGCGCAAACAAGGTCGTGCACCCCATGCTCGTTGAGGCGTGCGTGGACTTCTCGGCCCGGGTGATGAAGGAGCTCTTCCCGCCCTCGGGTCCGGTCAAGACGAAGATCCTGGGCGAGAAGGACAAAGAGAAAGTCCAGCGCGCGGACCGCAAAGCCGAGTTCATGAACTGGCAGACCACTGAGCAGATGCCCGAGTTCAGGGGCGAGCTTGAGCAGCTGAGCACGCAACTGCCGCTGGGTGGGGCACAGTACCTGAAGCTGATGTGGTCGCCGCAGTGGCGTCGTCCGACGTCCGAGTTCATCCCGATTGATGACATCTACCTGCCCTTTGCCGCCACCAACTTCTACTCCGCCGAGCGCAAGACCCACGTCCAGTACATCACCAAGAGCGAGTACGCCCGCCGGGTCAAGTCGGGCATGTATATTGACGTCGACATCGGCTACGCCGAGATGCCCGAGTTCAGCAAGGCGTCGCAGGCCAACGACAAGATTGAGGGCCGCGAGGACAACTCCTACAACGAGGACGGCCTGCGCACCATCTTTGAGATCTACACGCACCTGGACTTTGGGGACGGCCCCGAGCCCTACATCCTCAGCATCGACAAGACCTCGCGCAAGGCGCTAGCGCTGTACCGCAACTGGGAGGCCGAGGACCCCCGTCAGGTCGAGCTGGATTGGATTGTGGAGTTCCCCTTTGTGCCCTGGCGCGGCGCGTACCCCATTGGTCTCACCCACATGATTGGGGGCCTGAGCGGTGCCGCTACCGGCGCACTCCGTGCCCTGCTGGACTCGGCGCACATTCAGAACGTGCCCACGCTGCTCAAGTTGAAGGGCGGCCCCGGCGGCCAGACCATCAACGTCCAACCCACCGAGGTTGTGGAGATGGAGGGCGGGGCGCTCATCGATGACGTGCGCAAGCTCGCTATGCCGCTGCCCTTCCAGGGCCCAAGCCCCACGCTGTTTCAGCTGCTGGGGTTCCTGGTGGACGCGGGCAAAGGCGTGGTGCAGACCTCGTTTGAGAAGCTCAGCGACGCCAACGCCAACCAGCCCGTGGGCACCACCATGGCGCTCATCGAGCAAGGTATGGTGGTGTTCTCCAGCATCCACAGCCGCTTGCACAGCTCGATGGGGCGGGTGTTCAAGATCATGCACCGCATCAACTCGGCCTACCTGACCGAGGAAGACATCGAGGCGCAGAAGTCCGGCCTGGAGATCCGCCCCTCTGACTTTGACGGCCCGCTGGACATTGTGCCCGTCAGCGACCCCGCCATCTTTAGCGAGACCCAGCGCTTTGCCCAGGTGCAGGCCATCATGCAGCGCGCAGCGGTGATGCCGCAGATGTACGACCAGCGCAAGGTGGAGGAGATGTTCCTGCGCTCGCTCAAGTTGTCGGACAGCGACGTGTTGCAGCCCGCGCCGGGCTCCGAAGACGTTGACCCGGTCAGCGAGAACGTGGCCGCCGCTATGGGTCGCCCGGTGTACGTGTTGCCCGGCCAGGACCACATGGCGCACATGATGACCCACGTGGCGTTCCTCAAGTCGCCGGTCTTCGGCCAGAACCCCGCCATCGTCAAGACCTACCTGTACCCCATGGCGTTGCACCTGCGCGACCACCTGCTGAACTACTACCTGACCGAGGCACACGAGGCCGTTGACCGCGCCCAGCGCGACGACCTCATCAAGCCCGAGGCACAGGCCCAGCTCAAGATCATTCTGCACGTGCAGCAACTGATTGAGCAGCAACTGTCGCAGTTCTCGCAGGAGTTGGCGCAGATCGACCAAGCCGCCCAACAGTTCCGCCCCCAGCCCCCTATGCCCCCGGACAACAGCCTGCAAATTGCGCAGCTCACGCTCGCCCAGCGCGCTCAGGCCGACGCCGAACGCGGCCAGATCGAGCAAGCCAAGTTGGCGCAGAAGCAACAAGCCGACGCAGCCGCCCTGGCGGACAAGCAACAGGCCCGTGCCGCCGACTTCCAGACCGAGCAACTGCGTCAGGCTGCCGAGAACCAACGCACCGCCACCGAGCTCGAGACCCGAGTCGAGATGAACACCGCCGACAACGAAACGGCTATGCGGCTGGCGGCGGCGGAAATCGCCACCGGCGAGCGCATCGCCGTGTCAACCGGCACCGGCATTAACCCCAACCCCTAAACAGGAGAACCGAAGATGAGCGACAAACCCAAAACTGGCACCGTGCCAATGAGCGGCCCCTTGGTGAAGCAACACCACCGCATGGCGGCGGGTGAAAAAGCCGTCGGCCAGAAGCTCCCCTCCGCCCCCGCCGTGCCCCGGCCCCAGGCGTGAGCATTGAAGTTGACCTGCTGAACGGGCTCAAGGCCGCTCAGCAACAGTTCGCGCTTGACGCACTCAAGCGCCCTGTGAATCGTGACAACTTTGAGTACGGGTACCGAGTGGGTGTTGTGTCAGGCTATGAGGCCGCCATCAACCTGCTGCTGGACTTGGTGCGCCGAGAGCGTGACGATGAAAAAGACCTGTGAGTAGAAGGTAGCGCGCCGGTCAGCGGTGCGCTGTGAGTGAGTTGTGTTACCCCTAATTTGCTGAAAGGAGCAAATACATGTCTGATGAGCTGAAAGAAGCCTTCCCCGCCGCTAATCCCGGCATTCAACCCTTTGGCAGCCGGATCCTGGTGCAGATTCGCAGCCCAAAAACCAAAACCGCCTCCGGAATCATCATCGACAACGGCTCGCGTGACACTGAAAAGTGGAACACGCAGGTCGCCAAGGTGGTCTCAGTGGGTGCGTTGGCGTTCAAGAACCGCAATTCCATGGAATCGTGGCCCGAGGGCGCATGGTGCCGGGAGGGTGACTACGTGCGAGTGGCCAAATACGGTGGCGACCGCTGGGAGGTGCCCCTGCCGAGCGGCGAATCCGCGCTGTTCGTGATTTTTAACGATTTGGACATCATCGGGCGCGTAGACGGCGACCCGTTGGCTATCCGAGCCTTCATCTGAAAGGAGATGAGCAATGCCTGCATTGAAAGAAGATGACGAAAACCTGAACGCTCAGGATTCGCAAGAAATCGTGATCGTCGAGACCGACCCCGCGCTCAACCGCGAGCGTGAGGACGATGACAAAGACGACCGCACCGCCAAAAACACCGACGACGAGCGCGACGACGAGCCCTCGGGCACGGACGCCGAGCGCGAAGCCATTCGCGAGCGCCGCCGCCTTGAAAAGCTCGAGCGCAAGGACCGCCGCGACAAGGCCATCAGCCGCGACAAGCTGGAGTTGGACTTCCTGCGCAAGCGCAACGACGAGCTCGAGCGCCGCATCGGGAGCGTCGAGCAACGCACCCATCAGGCCGACCTCAGCGGGCTGGACACGCAAATTGCGCAGGCCCGCAACGAGGCCGAAATGGCTGAGCGGGTAATTGCCAAGGCCGTCGAGGCCGGCAACGGCGCTGACGTGACGCAGGCGTTGCGCTACCGCGACCAAGCCTTCGCCAAGGTCAACCAACTCACCACCGCCAAGCAACAAGCCCTCAAGCGCCCCGAACCCGCCGCGCCGGGCATGGACGACCGCACCATGGCGCTCGCCCAGGAGTTCCTCAGCGAGAATAAGTGGTACGACCCCCAGGGCCGTGACGAGGACTCGGCAATCGTGATGGCGATTGACCAAGGGTTGGTGCGTGACGGCTATGCGCCCAACTCCGAGGAGTACTGGGACGAGCTCCGTGCCCGTGCGGCCCGTCGCCTGCCCGAGCGCTTCAACGCCGGCAAAGCCGCCCCCCGTGAAGAGTCCCGCGCCCCGCGCGGTGGCCCCGCAGTGGGTTCGGGCCGTGAGCACGCCCCCACCTCCACCCGTCAGGAGGTCTACCTCAGCCCCGAGCGCAAGCAGGCGTTGGTGGACGCTGGGGTGTGGGACGACCCGGTGCTGCGCATGAAGTACGCCAAGCGCTACGCCGAGTACGACCGCAACGCCAAAGCCAAAACCGCCTGAATTCAACCCCCGTTGAATATTCAAGCCTATAATTCAATCCAATTGCTGAAAGGAGCAATACCATGTCAGACGAACGCTTAAAGAAATCCGCTGGTGACAACCGTGAGAGCCGTGCGATGGAAGATCGCACGAAGACCGAAAATCGGCAACTGTCCGACGATGAGCGGGTTGAAATGTTCCGTCAACAGTTTTTCCAGTCCTCACTTCCGGACTTGCCAAAACTGCCCGGCTGGCACTCGTGCTGGCTCACCACGACTAACCCTCGTGACTCGATCCACATGCGGATCCGTTTGGGCTACGAGCCCATCAAGCCGGAAGATGTTCCCGGCTGGGAGTACGCAACGCTGAAGACCGGCGACTGGACAGGGTTCATTGGGGTTAATGAGATGCTGGCTTTTAAGCTGCCCATGAGCTTGTATGAGAAATACATGCAAGAAGCCCACCACGACGCGCCCCTGCGCGAAGAGGAAAAACTCAGCGACACCGCCGAGTTCATGGAGCAACAAGCGCGCGCATCTAAGTCCCGGTTGGATATGGGCGATGGCAATGCGGAAATCGGACAAAGACGGGAAGCTCGTTTTGAGCTGACCTGACCGGCACTTTTTCAACCACACCCCCTCAAGGAGTAAGCTAATGTCTTCGACTAGCGCACCTTTTGGCTTCCGTCCTTCTTACCACAACAGTGGTCAGATGCGTCCGAAAGCCTACGTTATCGCGAGCACCTACGCTGCCAACATTTTCCAGGGCGACCCTGTGAAGTTGACAGACAACGGTGTTATCCAGCTCGGCACTTCTGATGGCACCCGTTCGGGCACCACAGACGGTATTGCGCTGCTCGGCATTTTTGCCGGCTGCCAGTACAACGACGCCTCGGGCAAGCCCACAATCTCTCCGTTCTGGCCCACTGGCGCCACGGGCACCGAGATCACGGCCTGGGTCTATGACGACCCCGAGACGCTGTTTGACGTCCAGTACACCAACCCCGGTACACCCGGCTCCACCACGGTGCAAACCGCAGTGGGCGAGGAGTGCGACTGGACCGTTGCGAGTCCTGGCGGCAGCACCCGTACTGGTCTTTCGACCACACAATTGAGCGCAATTCAGACGACTTCTGGCCAGTTCCAGATCACCGGCTTTGCGGGTAACATCAACGATTCCCTGACTGACGCCTACGTCGTGGCCACTGTTCGTATCAACGAACACAGCTACAAAGCAGCAGTCAACAGCATCTAAGGAGGGCTGAAAAATGGCAACCCCAATGCGCAGTACGGACTTCCGTTCCGTTGTCGAGCCCATCTTGAACGAAGTGTTTGACGGTGTTTACGAACAGCGTGCAGACGAGTGGAAGATGGTTTTCCGCGAGCAAAAAGGCATCCCACGCAACTACCACGAAGAACCCGTCTTGTACGGTTTCGGTGCTGCGCCTGAGCTGCCCGATGGCATGGCCGTGACCTACCAATCTGGTGGTGTCTTGTTCCTGCAACGCTACCTGTACAAAGTGTACGGCCTGGCTTTCGCCTTGACTAAGGTCTTGGTGGAAGACGGTGACCACATCCGTATCGGTCAGACCTACGCCAAGCACCTGGCTCAATCGCTGATTGAGACTAAGGAAACCCTGGCCGCCAACATCTTGAACCGCGCTTTCAACGGTTCTTATGTGGGTGGTGATGGCGTGTCCCTGGTCGCCACCAATCACCCGATTGTGAACGGCACTTTCAGCAACCAGCTGAGCACCCCCGCTGCGTTGTCGCAGACCTCCTTGGAGCAGATGCTCATCCAGATCCGCAACGCTGTTGACAACAACGGCAAGCGTATCCGCTTGACTCCCAAGAAGATCGTCGCTGGCCCCTCCAACGTGTTCCAGGCAGAAACCCTGCTCAAGAGCGTGTTGCGTTCGGGCACCGCTGACAACGACATCAACCCGGTGAAGTCGATGGGTTTGTTGGCCGACGGCCAAGCCAACTTGTCGCGTATCACCTCCACCACCGCCTGGTGGGTGCAGACCGACGCTCCCGAAGGTCTGAAGTTGTTGATGCGTCGCGGCCTGGAGAAATCCATGGAAGGCGACTTCGAAACCGACAGCATGCGTTACAAGGCCACAGAGCGTTACGTTCTGGGCTGGACTGACCCACGCGGCGTGTTCGGCACCGCTGGCGTCTAAGCAGATGCCAACTGAAGCCTCCCGCTCACAAGGCGGGGGGCTTTGTTGGGCACCTTCTCAAACCGCGCAGCCGACGGCCCGCCCTGGCCGACGACATGCAGACAGCTGCGCACACAACTTGCATGTAAGGAAAACACATCATGGGTTCTACTACCTTCTCCGGTCCCGTTACCTCTAACAACGGCTTCGTGGGCGACGTGACGGGTGACGTCGTCGGTGCAGTTCAGCTGCCCGCCTACACCGTGGCCGGTGCTCCTGCCGCTACCGGCTTAACCGGCACCACGATCTACGTGAGCAACGGCCTGGCCGGTGCACCGTGCGTTGCGGTGAGCAACGGCACGAACTGGATCTCCCCCGCCGGTACCACCATCGCTGCTGCCTGATAGGGGTTGAAAATGGGTATCAAATTCACCCCCGCCTCAGCCGAAGAGCTCGCCGAGCGCGGGGTCGTTGCCGAGCAGCCTGAGGCTGAAGAAGCAAAGACCCCCGCCGACGCCAAGCCCAAAGCTGCCCCCAAGCCGCCTAAAGGGAGCAAGAAATGATCGTCGACAAATTAGGCTACCGACAAGTTGCCGCCGCGACAGTTGTCATCAAACCCACCCCCGCAGGGTTGTTCTCCGTGACTTGCGTCGTTGAAGGCGCTGTGACAGTCTACGACAACGCCTCGGCGGCCAGCGGGGTCATCTTGTACACCAAGACCATGGCGGTGGGCGAGATCGCCACCTGGGCCAGTCACGGCCTCGCCGCCAACAACGGCCTGACGGTGGTTGCTGCCGGCACGGTCAACGTCGCTTACACTTGAGGAGCACGCATCATGGGCTGCACATACGTTAAAGAGTTCGACTTCAACAAGACCTCCGGAGACATGTCCGCCGCCAAGAGCGGCTACTGCGACGGCGGTATGGTGAAGAAACCCGCCTACGCCCGGGGTGGCGCGGTTCAAAGTCCGGGATTCAAGGGTCAGACCATGATCGCGGACAAGAGCGCGCTCGGTATCAGGGGCAACAAGAACCCCGGCATCAAGGGCTCCAAGCCCGTTGCCCCTGACCTGCCGATGCAGAAGCTGGCCCGAGGCGGCCCCGCCCGTCGCGCAATGCCGGTGGCCTCCCGCGAGCCGATGATTGCTATGAAAAAGGGCGGCACCTCCAAGTGCTGAGCGAGTTCAAGGTCTTTCAGGGTTCTTGAACTATAATTCCTGTCAACACAAACGCGGGCGAGCCGGAGCGGCTGCCAATTCCACGGAAAACAACTCGGAGTTGGTATGGCCTATTCTGGCAACGTAAGCGGCACGACATTTAACGCCCTGAAGGTGGTGGATCACGCCTTCAGGCGTTGCCGCTTGCCCGCACAGGCCATCTCCAGCGAGATGCAAACCTACGCGCTGGAGTCGCTGTACCTGCTGCTGAGCGAGCTGGCCAACGTCAAGACCCCGAGCTGGTGCATTGAGCGCCAAATTTACCCCCTCTACGTGGGCCAGCCGGTGGTCACCCTGACCCCGGGCACCGTTGAGGTGCTGAACGCCAACCTGCGCACGCTGCAGGAGGTCACCGGCCCCGTCGTGCTCACCCTCACCAGCTACACCGTCGACTTTAACGACTCGGACGGCAACAGCGCCACCGTGAACACCGTGGGCGTAAAGTGGCTCGCCGCTGCGGTTCCGCTGACTTTTGAGGTCTCCGATGACGGCGTGCTATGGCGCGTGGTCGGCACTCAGGAAACCAGCGCGAGCGCTGGGGACTGGACCTGGACGGATGTGGTCCCGGCCACCGCGCACCGCTACTTCCGCATCAGGTCGCTGGTGACGTTTGATGCCGAGGCGGTTTACCTGGGCAGCATGCCGCAGGAAATCCCGATGGGGCTGTTGAACCGTGACACCTACGTGGCGCAGAGCAACAAGGTGTTCCTGGGCCGCCCGCTGACGTACTGGTTCCAGCGTGACCTGCCGCAGCCGGTCATCAACCTGTGGCCCGCGCCCAACCTCGCCGCCGAGGTGCAACAGCTGATTGTGTGGCGTCACCGGCACATCATGGACACCGAAAACCTGCGCCAGGACGTAGAGGTGCCACAGCGCTGGCTGCAGGCCATTGTTGACGGCCTAGCGGCCCGGGTGGCGGCTGAGACCCCGGCGGTTGACGCCGCGTTGATGCCCGTGCTTGAGCAACGCTCGGCGCAGTCGCTGCAGCGCGCCTGGGACGGCGACAACGACGGCTCCCCCACCTACATCAACCCCGGCATCGGCTGCTACACCAAATGAGCGGACGCTTCATAGACCCCACCGGCGAACCGACCTACGGCATCGGGCTGTGCGCACGGTGTTCGCGCAAGTTCCGGCTCGCCGAGCTCAGCCCCGACCCCAACTACCCGGCGCTCATGGTCTGCCGGGAGGACTCGGACGACTACGACCCGTACCGCCTTGCGCCGCGCAAAGAGGACCAGATCGTGCTGCCGTTTGTGCGCCCCGACCTGCCCCTGACAACCAACCCCTCGGGGGTGATCTCGCAGGACGGCACACAGTTCGTGGTGTCCGAGGACGGCGAGCGCTTCCTGTACATCGTAGATTGAGCACCCTATGGCGCAAGTACCTAGCAACCTCATCCCCACCCGAGTCACGCAGCTGCCCGTAGCGCCTGTGGCGTCGGAAGACAGCCTGATGATGATCGTGTATCAGGGCAACAACTACCAAATCCGGGTGGGGGACCTGCTGAGCGTGGCGGGGGTGCCGACCTCGCGTCAAGTCATTGCTGGCACGGGCCTGCAGGGCGGGGGGCAGCTCTCCTCTAACGTCACACTGAGCGTGGCCCCGGGGGGTATTACTACGCCCCTGCTGGCGGCCTCGGGCGTCACGCCCGGCGTATACGGCGCGGCGGACTCGGTGCCGGTGCTGACCGTTGATGCGACGGGCCGGGTCATGGCGGCGAGCTCAATCCCCGTTTCGGTCTCCGGGTTCGTGCCCGAGAGCCGGCAGGTGATTGCCGGCCCCGGTTTGACCGGCGGCGGTGCGCTGAACACCAACGTAACGCTGGCTGCCGAGCTGAGTGACCTGACCCCTGAGCCGCTGGCTGGGGCGGGGGCTGCCGGTAGCTCTGAGGAGCTCGCCCGCGCCGATCACGCTCACCCCGCCGTCAACCTGGCTGATGACACGCAAGTGGACGGCCTGCTGGGCCTAGGCAACGGCGGCACTGCGCGGAGCCTGGTGCCTGACGCGGGCGCGGTCATCTGGTGCGGGGCGGACGGCCTGTACGTCGGCCCGGTGGGTGAGGCGGGACAGGTGCTCATCTCTAACGGCACCGGGGAGTACACCTGGGGGTCGGCGCTGGTGGTGACGCCGCAGGCCGCAAACACGTTCTTTGCCGGCCCCGCTGCGGGCGGCGCGGCGGACCCGCTGTTCCGCGCGATGGTGAATGCGGACCTGCCCAACTCGGGCGCTACGGCGGGCTCGTACGGCTCGCTCACCGCTATCCCCATCATCACCGTGAACACCAAGGGTGTGGTGACCTCAATCACCTCCACGAGTTTTACCGGCGGCCTTGAGTACAAGGGCAACTGGAACGCGAGCACTAACACCCCGGCCCTGACCTCCAGCGTCGGCACCAACGGCAACTACTACACCGTCAGCGTTGCGGGCTCCACCAACCTCAACGGCATCACCGATTGGCAGGTCGGCGACTGGGCCATTTTCAACGGCTCCGAGTGGCAGAAGATTGACCAAAGCAACACCGTGACCTCGGTCAACGGTGAGGTGGGCGCGGTGGTGCTGGACTACGCTGACGTGGGTGCGCCCTCGGCCACCGGCACGGGCGCTTCGGGCACGTGGGCGATAGGCATCAGCGGCAACGCGGGCACAGTGACTGACGGGGTCTACACCTCGGGCAGTTACGCTGACCCGAGCTGGCTCACCGCGCTGGCGACTTCAAAGCTGTCGGGCACCGTGAGCAATGCGCAGCTGGCTAACAGTTCCGTCACCTACAACGGCGTCACGGTGGCGCTGGGTGCATCAGGAACGATCACCGCTGCCAGCCCCTTTGCGCTGACAATTGGCACCGGCCTGAGCGGCACCAGCTATAACGGCTCGGCAGCAGTCACTATCGCCAACACCGGCGTACTGAGCCTGAGCGGCGGCACCACCGGCCTGACCCCCGCCACGGCCACTGCGGGCGCGGTGACGCTGGCGGGCACCCTGGCGGTGGCTAACGGCGGCACCGGGGCTACGGACGCGGCGGGGGCTCGCCTGAATTTGTCCGCTGCGGTGCTAGGGGCCAACAACGATATCACCTCCATGACCGCGCTGACGGGCGGGGTTTCCAGCCCGGACTTCATTCAGTTTGACACCGCCGCCACCGTGACAGACGCCACGGGTCGTTTGCACTACGACGACTCGGACATGTACCAGACGCTGGCTTTCCAGATGAACGGCGCAGTGGTCCAGCACGTGGGCGAGGAAATGTTCTACCGCGTCAAACTGAGCGCCCCCGCCACCAAGGGCCAGGTGCTCATGTTTACCGGCACCCTGGGCGCTAGTGGTGGGCTGCAGGCCGCCCCCGCTACGGGTCTGACCGCCGAGCAGGCAAATTACCTGCTAGGGGTAGCGGCGCAAACGGGCACAACTAACGACTGGATCACGGTCTACGAGTTCGGCGAGATCAAGGGTGTCAACACCTCGGCATTCACGCAGGGTCAGGTCTTGTACTACGACCCCACCGTAGCGGGCGGGCTCACCGCCACAAAACCCAACACCCCTAACGCCATTGCCGTCATTGCGGCGGTGGTGCACGTGGGCACCTCCAACGGGGTGTTGTTTGTACGCCCGACCTTTGGTTCGGTGCTCGGGGGCACAGACGGCAACGTGCAGTTTGGCACCCTGTCAGCCGGTGATGTCATCGTGTACGACGCGGTGGATCAACGCTGGGAGAACCGCGCCCAGTCGACCTTGTCGGCAGGCTACGCCACGCAGGCCGGTTCGGTAGTGAACGCGCTGACGCTGGGCACCTATTTGACCGGCACGAGCTACAACGGTTCGGCGGCGGTGACGGCGGCGGTTGACGCCACCTCGGCCAACACCGCCAGCAAGGTTGTGGCTCGGGATGCGTCGGGCAATTTCTCAGCGGGCACAATCACGGCGGCGCTGAGCGGCAACGCAACCTCGGCCACGACGGCCACAACGGCGGGCTCGGCCACAACCGCCACAACGGCCACGAACCTGGCGGGCGGGGTGGCCTCGCAGTTACCGTACCAAACCGGCGCGGGCACTACCGCATTCATCGCTAACGGCTCAGCGGGTCAAGTGTTGACCTCAGCGGGCACAGCCGCGCCCGTGTGGTCCGGCGTTTCAGGGGGTACGTTCTGATGCTAGAGAAACTGATTGAGCGCATGTTCAAGAGCCGCAACGCGGCGCACATCGCGCACTGGAAAACCAAGAACGGCGAGGAGCACCGCGCCCTGGGCGAGTACTACGACAACGTGATTGAGCTGCTTGACAAGTTTGTCGAGATGCATCAAGGTGGGGCGGGCCTCGTCGGCGAGGTGACGGGTGAGGTGGAAAGCGCCAAGAAGCTCATCAACGATGATATAATTTGGCTCACCAAGAATCGCGAACAAATCGCCAAGAACATTCCCGCCCTGGAGAACGTCCTTGACGAACTCACCGGCATGCACATGACCACGCTGTACAAACTTGAGAACCTGAGGTAAGCCCCCATGGCACAGACCGGAAAAACCCCCATTCAGCTTTACGGCTCCACCACCGCAGGCAACGTCCCGCTGGCGGCTAACATGAACACCGACGCCAACGGCATCGAGCTGGCGGTCAACGCCGCTGACCGCAAGATGTACGTCAAGAACGCGGGCGGCACCGTGGTGCCCATCGGCGGCGGGGCATCGGGCGGCGGGGGCAATCAGGTGTTCTACGAGAATGACCAAAACGTCACCGCCAATTACACTATCACTGCGGGCAAGAACGCCATGAGCACCGGCCCAATCACAATTGACAGCGGCGTCTCCGTCACCGTGCCTTCGGGCTCGGTGTGGGTGGTGCTTTAAGGAGCAAGTATGAGCATCGTTTTGAACGGAACAACGGGTATTACCAACGATGGTGGCTACACAGGTGACGGTGTAGTCTTTGCTGACACGACCCCTGCAAACACGCTGGTCACTACGACTGGCGGCAACGTGGGTATTGGGATTACTTATGGACTATCGCGTCTAACGGTTGCTGGGCAATCTGCTGGTGCTGATGGGGCTTATGCAACAGGCCGAGGCTCTATTGTTTTGAATGAAACAAACCGTACATCGGTAAACGATACGGGTGGCTTTGAGTTCAAAACTTCTGTCTTTGGTAGTGGCTACGGCGCAAAGATTATGGCGCTGGATAACGGCACGTTAGTTTTTGGTAACAGAGATAACTCTGCAACTTACACAGAACGCGCCCGTATCGACTCCAGCGGTAACTTGCTGGTGGGGGCTACGAGCGGACCCGGCAGACTTCACGTTAGAACGGCAGGAAATACAGGTGGCGATTGGGGCGCTCAAATTGTAAATTCATCCAGTACACTTATGTTTGCGTTGCTTAATAACGGCAACTTCTATACAGGATCAGCCGCTGGCTCCCCCTACAACGCCACAACAGGTGCGGGGGCAAACTGTGTTATTGATGCAGACCAAGGACGGCTCCTCCGTTCCACCTCATCCCTAAAATACAAAACGGATGTACAAGATGCCGCACACGGGTTGGCGCAGGTTATGGCTCTGCGTCCTGTCACTTACAAAGGCATAAATGATGGCGACAAGGTGTTTGGCGGCTTGATCGCTGAAGAAGTCCACGAAGCAGGACTGACTGAGTTTGTTCAGTACGCCGAAGACGGAACTCCAGACGCGCTGGCCTACGCCAACATGGTGTCGTTGGCCTTCAAAGCCATCCAAGAGCAGCAAGCCATCATCACCGATCAGGACGTCAAGATGGGGCAGCTCGTGGACCAGCTCACCAACGCTGAATCAACCATGAACCTGCTCACCGAGATGTTCACCGAATCACAACAGACCGTGGCCGCTTTGACCGCCCGAGTTGAAGCACTGGAAGGAACACAACCATGAGCCTCGTAAAAGTCCAAGGCAATGCCAGCGGCACAGGCACGTTCACGATTGCCAGCCCAAACAGCAACACCGACCGAACATGAACCACTACACGTACATGCTGACTGTTAAAAGCCCTGCGGATTCGCGGCGGCTTTACATCGGTGTGCGATCTTGCAAAGGTGAGCCTGAGCAGGATGTCCGGTACATGGGTTCGTGTAGGCCAATGAAGGCTTGGATGAAGACTCAGCCAGAAGGGTGTGTCGAAAAAATGATCCTTGCTCGTTGGTCATCTCGGACGGAAGCGTTGGAGCATGAAATACTGTTGCACGATTGCTTTGACGTTGGCATGAATCCAAAGTTCTGGAATCAAGCAAAACAAACTCTGGTTGGGTTTGACACTGCCGGAACAACGCATGAGGCGTACAACAAAGGCATGAAGTGGACAGACGAACAACGGGCTGCACACAGCGAAAAGCTGAAAGGTCACATTGTCACAAAAGAAACTAGAGAAAAAATAAGCGCCATCCACAAAGGCCGGAAGATGCCAGAAGAGCGCCGACTGAAACTTGTTGGTAAAAAGGCCAGTCTTGAGACTTTGAAGAAGCTGCGCGAAAGCCACCTTGGGCAAATCTCATGGAACAAGGGCAAGACTTTTTCTGAAGAGTCAAAGCAAAAAATGTCTGCCGCACGAGTTGGTGTTTCACCTTGGAATAAAGGGAAAACCGCTTCTGAAGAGTCAAAGTTAAAAATGAGCGAAGCTGCCAAGCGCCGTTCCAAAAACAGAAACGAGAAAGGACAATTTTTATGAGCAAAATTGCAGTGTCATCTCCGGCATCGGGGACGGCAACTTACACAATCTCAGCACCTGCCGGTTCTACCGACAGGACAATTTCTTTGCCTGACAACACCGGGACGATCCTGACCACTGCAACACCGGGTGTGCCTGTGAACGGCCCTGCGTTTAGTGCTTATCAGAGTTCTTCGCAAAGCGTTACAAGTGCAACTTGGACAAAACTTAATCTTCAGACAGAGGAATTTGACACCAACGCCTGTTTTGACAACAGCACAAACTACAGGTTTACACCAACTGTTGCAGGGTACTATCAAGTTGTTGGATGCGTTGCTCCGAATACGATCGTAACCGTTATAGGCGCAGCCATTTATAAAAATGGCAACCCCGTGTCTTATGCCGTTGGAACTCGCCCATCATCGCAAGTTGACACGCAGCAAGTCGGTAAATTGATTTACATGAACGGCTCTACGGATTATGTTGAGTTGTATTGTTTTGTTATTGGAACCTCGCCCACCATGAACCCGCTTGCGTCAACGAACTATTTCCAAGCATCTCTTGCAAGGAGCGCAACATGACCTTGTACGAAAAAATCAAAGCCCTGTACCCTGAACTCACAGACAGTGACTTCATGACCGTCATCCGCTTGCAGAACGACTCTGACGGCAAAGGCGACTACATTGCTGCGTGGGATCACCCCACACTGGCACGACCAACTGATGA